ATTCTGTCTATATGTATGATTCAGAAGATAGCCCAAACACAATTGCCGTAGCCCCAGGAGTAACATTTCCTATGGGATGGAATTATCTGTTCCAATTAGCGACGGGATACAAAGTAGTACCTTATGATATTAAAGATGCAACTCTTATGCTTATTGATGATATTAAATGTGGTAGATTAGATTATCACAAGAGATATGTAACAAACTATTCAACAGATCAGTTTAAAATACAAGTAGATAAGGGTTCTTTCTTTGGAACTGGAAATCTTTTAGTGGATAAGATTTTGGAGAAATACATTACCAATTTTGGTAAGCCTGGGGTATTATAATGAATACCTGTGAAACTACAGATTTTGTATACCCAATGAAAGCAGATATCTACTATCCTATTATCACTCAAAATCAATATGGTCAGCCAAATAAAGAGTGGGTATTTGATAGAACTGTAGCCTGTAATGCAACAACTGTAGGTGGAGCAGGAACTGATGAATTAAAGCCAGAAGTGTTTCTACAATATGATGGCAAACTAGTTGCTCGCTCTAAGTTTGATCTTCGCATATCTTCTGATGGAACTAATAATGCTGTTAGCAATATCTTGGTTACAAACATTAGAACCGCAGCAGATACTTTAATTTATAAAGAAACTGCTGGCCCAAGAAATGGTCGTGGAACTATTTATGAAATTGGAACCATTGAACCTTTTGTTAATCCTTTTGGAAATATAGAATATTACAAGATGCTTTGGCGTAGGACAGAAAATCAAGCGGTAGGTGACTAATGAGAGCATCTCTTACGGTTAATAGTTTTGAAAAACAACTTATAAATATTGTGCAGTATTCTCTTGGCTTTATAGAGGGTGCTCAGCGTGGTAAAAAGGTATTTTTAAATAACCTTGGAAAAGCAACAATAGGCGCTTTGGGTCAATATATAGATCTTGAGGCTAGAGCAAACAGTAGTGCGTTGCATCACGTATACGAATGGTATCAAACAGGAAGCCCAGCAGCAAGATTGTTTGACATTGATTACACAGTAAGTAATCTTGGATTATCTGTTAACTCTACCTTTAAACAATCTAGATCAATACAGGCAGATACAAACACACCATTTTATAATAAGGCAAAAATAATGGAAGAGGGTATTCCAGTTGTAATTAAACCAAAAGCAAACTCTGTCTTAAGGTTTTATGAAGGTGGACAAACAGTGTTTGTTAGAAAACCTATCACAGTTAGAAACCCTGGAGGAGAAGAAGTAGAAGGATCTTTTGAAAGAGTTTTTGATGAATTTATGCAAAAATATTTTACTCAAGGGTTTTTAAGAGCAAGTGGTCTATTTGACTATATCCAAAAGCCAAGGGTATTTAAACAAAACTTTGCTGCTGGTGCAAGACAGGGTAAATCAAAAGGTATTTCAACTGGATATAAATGGATTACCAATGCTAAGATTGAGGTAGAATAATATCATGACATATGTATCTAAAATAACAGACACAGCCTTTCCCCCTATTTTTATAAACCAGTATGTTGTTGAACAATTAAAAATGTTTGATATTTTAAGTGGTTTTGAGCAGATGGTTCCTGTTTTTCCCACTACCCCAACAAATATAGAAGATGTATTTAAAAACTACATAGGGGCTCCAGGAATAGACGACCCACTATTAATTCAGTATGAAAGATTAATTAGATTTAGACCTAATGCTTTTTATAGACGTAAAAGAGAACAGGTAGTCTATTATTTATATTGCACAGATCTAAGCAAGATAACAGACGCCCATAGAGTTATAAGCGATGCCCTAGACCGTGAAGATGCTGCAGCACAGGACGTAAATGCCTGGTGTGCTGGACAGTCTCAAGCATCCCTACCATTTAATATATTCTTTCATAATATCAGGGTATACCAGGCAGACGAAACAAGAGACCTACTTGAACTGGCCTCAGCACGAACGGTATACGCAAATAAACTCATTGTAGAATACGATTATCACTCAAATAACCCTCCAGGGTACCCTTATACCTAAAAACACTGTTATAATTATGTTGAGGAAACCCGCCAAAAACTTAATATAGAAAATATTGAAAGTAGAGGTGAAAATATGGCATATACACGTGGTACATCAAACAACATTATTGTTGGTGCTGCTGCTTTCTTTGTTGCTGACGCAACATTGACCGCTGGCACACTACCTGCGTTTACATCTTCAGAGTCCTACAGAGAAACACTTGCAGACGATTCAGATTTTACAAACGTAGGTTATACCATGAACGGTCTTGAATTGCAGTTCCAACCAGACTTCGGTGAAGTACAGGTTGACCAACTTCTTGACGTTGCTAAGTTATACAAGCAAGGAATGCAAGTAAATATGGCAACTGCTTTTGCAGAGGCTACCCTTGAGAATCTTCTCTTGGCTATTGCTTCCCCAAGCGACGAACTAACAGGAACCAAATCTACTTCAGCAGGACAAACTCTTAATCTCTCCGCAGGAGACATTGGAGAATGCCCAGTTGAGCGTGGAATTGTTGCTGTTGGACCTGGAACTGGAGACTGCGAAGACTCCGCATACGTAGAGCGTGTTTACGCTGCGTACCGTGCACTCTCAATTGAGAATGTAACAGTATCCGCAAAGCGTGACGAACCTTCCATGTTTGAGGTTTCCTTCCGTCTTCTTCCTGAAGATACTAGTGCTTCATACGGCAAACTTATTGACCGTACTTGGACTCAAGCATCATAATAATCTAATTTTAGATTAATAACAAGCCCATCCCTTAAACGGGGGTGGGTTTTGTTGTATGATAGAATAGATGAAATGGCTACAGAAATATACAAGAGTGGAAATATTTTTTTAATTGACGGTACAGAATTAGAAATAACTCCATTAAAGATAAAATACCTTAGAGAATTTATGGTTGCCTTTGAAGATGTAAAACAATCAAAAGGTGATGATGAGGCTATTGAAAAATTAACAGAGTGTGCAAGGATATGCATGAAACAATACTATCCACAAATATCAAAAACAACTGAAGATATTGAGGATAATTTAGATCTTCCAACAATCTATAAAATTTTAGACATTTCAGCGGGTATTAAAATAAACCAACAATCAGAAGAAACAGTTACCAAACAAGCAACTACTAGTGGTAATACATGGGATGATTTAGATTTGGCAAAGTTAGAGTCAGAGGTATTTTTATTGGGTATATGGAAAGATTATCATGAATTAGAAAAGTCTTTATCAATGCCCGAATTATTAACAACATTGGAAAGCAAAAGAGACCTTGATTATCAGGAAAGAAAATTTTTGGCTGCAATACAGGGGGTAGATTTAGACAAGGCTACTGGCGCTGAGCGTGGTCAAAAAGAATGGGAAGACATGAAAGCCAGGGTATTTAGCAAGGGTAGTGCAAAAGATAGCAATGATATCCTGGCACTACAAGGAGAAAATGCTAGAAAAGTAGGGTTTGGTATAAATATGGGTATCGATTATGATGATATGAGAGACCCATCTGTTATGAAATCTTAATTTAAAAAAACAGCGTTTTGTGCTATAATTAACATAACCTATATAGGAGGAAATAATGGCAACAACTGTGCATGAGTCTAAAGAACTCACGCTTATGGACGGGACAAAAATCTCAGTTCGCCCTCTAAAAATTTCTCTTCTTCGTCCTTTTATGAAGAAGTTTGAGGGAGTTGCAGCGGTGGCGGATGATAACGAGAAGTCTATGACTCTTCTTGTAGAATGCGTTGCAATTGCAATGCAGCAATACAAGCCAGAGTTGGCCGATCTCTCAAAACTTGAGGATATTCTGGATCTGCCAACCGTATATAAGATTGTTGAGGCTGCATCAGGTACACAACTTGCTGCTGCTGAAGACGCTCTTAGCAACTAAAACTAAAGAGGTGAGAAGTGGCTGACGTTAATGCTAATATTGGCGTTAATATTGATACGTCGAATGCATTAGCACAACTAAAAGCATTACAGCGTCAGATCTCACAATTTCATACATCAATTGCTAGAAGCAGCGAAACCGCTGGACTGGCACAACGTGATCTGCAGAAGAATTTCCTTAATAGCATAAATGCTATTGGATCTTTTTCTGCAGAATTACGAACTGTTAAAACAACAGCAGAGTCTTTTACTGATTCTTTAGAAAAAAACAAGTTTTCAATGCGGGAATACTTCCGCTTTGCTGGTGCATCAACAAAAACATTTGGTAAGTTATTTACTTCTGAATTTGACACAATAAATAAAGTAGCAGAACAAAATGTAAAACGTCTTCAAACTCAGTATGTTAAGATGGGGCGTGATGCAAGTGGTGCAATGCGAGCAATTGCGATTATGCCAAATGAACTTGACATGTCAAAAATGTCAACTCAGTTACAGATGGCAGCGCAAAGACAATCTTTATTTAATCAACTAGTAAAACAGGGCTCTACAAATCTTTTAAATTTTGGTAAAAATACACAGTGGGCTGGTCGTCAGTTGATGGTTGGCTTTACCTTACCACTAGCAACTCTTGGAATGACAGCATCAAAAACATTTATGGATATGGAAACTGCTGCCATTAAATTTAGAAAGGTATACGGAGATTTATTTACTCCAGAAGCAGAAAGACAGCAAGCACTTGCTGATATAGAGGCTTTAGGACAATCATTTACTAGATACGGTATTGCAGTTTCTCAAACTGTTAGCCTAGCAGCAGACGCTGCAGCAGCGGGTTTTCAAGGTTTAGATTTACAAAGGCAAGTAACAGAGGCAACAAGGCTTCAAATTCTTGGACAACTTGATCAACAAAAGGCACTTGAAACAACAATTTCTTTGCAAAATGCTTTTCAGTTACAGTCTGAAGAATTAGCAGAGGCAATTAATTTTCTAAACGCAGTAGAGAATCAAACTGTTGTATCTCTTGACGACATTACTACGGCTATTCCTAAAGCAGCACCAGTTGTAAAACAACTTGGAGGAGATGTAAAAGATTTAGCATTCTTCTTAACTGCTATGAAAGAAGGCGGTGTTAATGCATCTGAAGGTGCTAACGCACTAAAGTCTGGTCTTGCATCTTTGATTAATCCTACAGACAAAGCAAGAGATATGATGAAGGGCTTTGGAATTGATATTGATTCCATTGTAAACAGAAATGCAGGAAACGTAAAACAAACAGTTATTGAATTTGCTACTGCTCTTGATAGTTTGACAGATTTAAATAGACAAAGAGCAATTGAGCAATTGTTTGGTAAATTCCAATTAGCACGTTTATCTACATTATTTCAAAATGTTATTCAAGATGGAAATCAGGCATCTAGGGTAATTGATTTAACAACAGCATCAACTGAAGAATTAGCAAGAATGGCTGAGTCAGAATTAGGTATGACTGCTGACTCTGGAATGATTAAGTTTCGTAAATCTGTAGAAGATCTAAAACTTGCATTAATTCCAGTAGGAGAAGCATTTCTTCAAGCAGTTACTCCAATATTAGAATTTGTAGGCGGAATATTAGAAAGATTTGACAATCTTTCATCTGGGGTAAAGAAAGCAATAGTTGTTTTAACAGTTGCAATTGGTGCAATAGGTCCAGTAGCGCTTATGACATTTGGTTTATTGATGAATGCTTTGGCAAACGGTGCTAAAGGATTGCTGGTACTACGTCAAGGATATCTAAGATTAACTGGTCAGACACAAATTCTTGGAGAACAAACAGATTATTTAACGGTAGAACAACAAAGGGCTGCTGCAGTTGCTCACTCACTAGATCAATCACATGCAAGACTTACACAAACATTTAATGCTGAAGCAGGGGCTATAAGAAATCTTGCTAATGAATATCGTAATGCTCTAGCAGCATTACAACAATTTGCACAACGTAATCCTGGCATGATGATGCCACCAAAGAAATATAATAAAGGTGTTGTTGTAGTTCCAGGAAGTGGAAACAAAGATACTGTTCCTGCAATGCTAACTCCAGGAGAAGCGGTTATTCCTGCAGATATGACAAAGAAGTATGGCGCACTTATTGATGGAATGATTGCTGGAAATATTCCTGGATACAGAACTGGTAAAGGAACTGGAACAGCCGTTGACATACCTGGAGGTTTTGCTGCTGCACATTTTGGTGGCAGTGCATATAGGTCTGGTAAAGAACTTTTAGCAATAGTAGAAGGTCTTAACACTGCTTTTGCTAGACAAATCAGAACGATGGTTGCAGAAGTAGAGGGTGGGCTAGATAGAGTATTTACAGTATTTAGCAATGAAGTTATTGCTACTTCTACAGAACTTAATCGTGCAGTTGGTAGAACTGGAAGTGGAAAGAAAGCAGATGTTGGGCTTGCTCGTAGAGATCTAATTGAACGTGGAGAAGTACGAGATATTGAACTTCAGCGTCAACTTAAAAGTGCGGGGGTATCAGTAGAAGAAATTAAAATAATTAACAAGAGAGTTACAGAAGAAATCAAAACAGGTTTTGACAAACTTGGAGATATTACTGAGGTAACTGCTGAAGATTTAGATAAATTAATTAGTGATGCGTATAATGAAGTTGCAAGAACAGATCAGCGTGTAAAAGATGCACAAGCCAGAATGCGTCAGGCCACCGCTTTAACAGACCCAAGAACAGATTCTCGTGTTGCCTTAAGCAAAGACCCTTATTTTAAATTTAGAAAATCTGGTGCTTATTTTGGTGGAATGGAAGAAATGGCTGGCGCTGGAAATGTGCCATACCAAGAAAAAGCAAGATTTAAAATTACAAACCCAATGGCAGAACAACTTGGTCTTACATCTGCTAATGCTGCTGCCGTTTATGCTCAATTTTCTGATGAAGTAAAAATTAGACTCGCCTCATTAAGAGGAGATATTGCAAAATTTACTGCAGAGTTCCAAAAAGAAGCAGAACTTGCAGGACTTAAAACAGGAGAATCATATAAACTTGGCGTAGAAAAAAGTGGCTTAAAAGATATTTATGTTGAATCACGTCAAAGAACAAGCCCACATCCACTTGCACCTAAAGATGGAAATGATGATGGAACTGCATATGAAAAAGCAAGAGAGGGTGCAGTAACAAGAACTAGACGTAGTGCAGGTACTGGAGTAATTACACCAGGAACAGACTTTGATATTAAAAAAACTAATGATGGAGTATCAGTTTCACAAGTTGCCAATGCTGCAGTTATTTCAGAAGCAACAAAAAAGTCTGCAAATGACATGGTTGCATCTGCCAAATCTTTCCAAGACAGAATGACTGGCCTTAATAGAGGCTTAATGAGTGGAACTTTTGCTCTTGGATCTTTATCTGGATTAGCATCAATGAGTGGTGGTAAATTAGGAGAATTTGCGGGTACCGTTTCAAAATTAAATCTTGCAATGTTTGCATTAATGTCAGTTACACAAATGCTTACACAAACACAGTTCTTAAAGTTAGCATCGGATAGGGCTTCTGCTGCAGGCCTACTAATAGGAAATACTGCCACTAAAAAAATGGCATTTAATTCAACCCTGTTTGCTGGGGGTATTAAAAAACTACTCCCTAATCTTTTTAATTTTGGTAAAGCGATTGCAAGATTTTTAGGTCCAATTGGGTTGGCAATAACAGCAATTGCAACAACTGCATCAGTTATAAGAGGCGTAAATGCTTGGAGAGAAAAAGAAAGGTTGACAATCGAAGGTCTTGGAGATGCTGCTTTATTAACTAAAAATAAATTAAAAACTTTAGGTGATATTTTTGGGGTAGTTCCACAAACAACTGCATTAGAAAGAACTGGTCCATCTCTAGTAGTAAATAGAGAAGAAAGAACAAGGATTGATGAGTTAAGGTCTAATCAGGACTTCTTAAAGCAATTTGAAAATGACATAAAAGCACTAAGACAGGCAACTACCGAAGAGGCAGAACTAGTTTTCAATTCACTTGCAATACAACTTAAAGGCAAAGGTTTTGCAAAAGAACAAGTTACAAATATTATTCAGGCTCTTCAAGAAGAATCTGGAAAAGTTGATCTTAAGTTTGATTTTGCAAGCATAGATTTAGGAACTGATCAAGGACAAGCAACATTAAAAAAGAATATTGCTGATCTAGGCAGTTTTTTAGGAAAAGATTTTTCTGCAGGGTATACGGAAGAAACACAGAGTGCAATAAATAGGGCTACTGGAGAAGTGGTAACTTGGACAAAACAAACACTCTCCAAAGACTTAAAAAAGACTGTTTCAACTGTTTCTAAATCAGTAGTTGGAATATTAAATGGTATTTCTGGTCAACTAGAAACTGGCACAATAACAGCAAAGCAGTTTGATCAAAGTTTTGGTAATATTTCTAAAGCAGTTTCTAACATGCCAAAGCCACAGGCCGCTCTTTTAATGGGGGAAGTGTTTAAAAATCTTCCTGGAGAACTAGCAAAGAGTGCAGCAGGATTAAAAAATACATCAAATCAGTTATTATTAGTTGAGGCTGCAATGCTTGGTGTTACAACAATTACACCAGCCATGATTGCAGCACTTGAAATGGCAGAAGAATCTTTAGATGGTGGAGCACAAAGAGCAGCAAGCAGAGTAAGAAGAAGAATTAAAGAAGAAATTGCCAGCCTTAAAGAAATTCGTGAACTTGTTGCTAAAGAATTGGGCGGTGGCGGTGGTGGCGGTGGTGAAAAATCTGTATATCAAAAAGCCATTGAGGAATTAAAAGAACAAAGAAAACAATTAATTAAGTCACAAGATGCTTTTGCTAAACTAAAAAAGGCTGGTGTTGAAACTGGAAGAGCATTTGAGATAGCATCTAATCCAATTCTGGCCGCTGCTATTGCTACAACAAAAGTAGGAACGCCACAATGGAAAGAACTTCTTAAATTAATTAAAGATGTAAATAGAGAACTATTGAGCAGTGAACTTCTTAAATTCTTTGAAGGAAGAACCGCAGAACTAAATCTAAAGAAACAATTTGCTGAAATCCTTCCACTGCTAGAAGGCATGGGGCTGAAGTCTGAAGATATTAAAGCAATATTTTCTGATCCAGATTTAGCAAGGGCGTTTATAAAAGACCTACAAGATGGTGTATTAAACTCTAAAGAACTTGCCAAATATATTGAACAAATACCAGAAATTAAAAGGATTGATCTTATTCTTGGTTTTAGTGAAGATGATGCAGAAGCAGAGTTACAGCGTAAAGCAGATGAATTATTTGGATTTCTTGAAAGAGCAGTACAGCGTGAATATAAGCCTAAAATTACAAATGCTGAAAAGGAAGTGGAGGCAGCACAGGCTGCTGTAGATAAAGTTCAGGCAGTTGTTGACGGATATGAAAGAGATATTGAATCTTTACAAAGAAAAACAGAATTAAATCTTTCTAGACCAATAGAGGCATTCCAAGAACAAATTGCTGATTTGCAGCGCAATATTGAATTAAATTTTGAAAGACCTATTGAACAACTTAGTGAACAAATTAATTCTATTGAAAGACAGATAGAGATTAGTTTTGATAGACCTATTTCTGGACTACAGGCTGATATTGAAGCAATGCAACGCAGCATTGAACTTGGATTTGAGCGTCCAATTGCTGCATTACAAGAAGAAGCATCTGACTTATCTAATGAACTTGAATTAATGGATCGTGCTGCTGAAGAAATTAACAGCAAATATGATGCACAAGAAGAGGCCTTAAGTAGAATATCTGATATTAATCAAGAGATTGCTGCTCAACAAAAATCACAACTTAGTATTGCAGACGCTTTAACTCAAGGAGATATTTCTGCTGCTGCACAGGCTGCACAGGAAGCAAGAGCGCAAGCCGCTGCTTCGGCATCAGAAAGGGCTTCTGGAACCATAGATGCTGCACGTCAGGCTCAATTAGAGGCTTTGCGTACACGTCAGGGAATGACAAGAGTACAGGTAGAACAACGTCAGTTTGCTATTAGTCAACAAGTATTTAATTTAGAAGAGCAGCGTGAAGCGGTACAGGCACAAATTCTTGCTAAACAAGATCAGATTTATGCATTAGAACAAGCAAGAATTCCTTTACAAGAACAAATTCGTATTAAGCAAGATCAAATTTATGCATACCAGGAAAAACAAAAACTTGCACAAGAGCAGATTCGTATAATTGAAGACCAAATTTATAATCTTGAAGAGCAGCGTGAAGCCAATTTAATCCAAATTCGTGATCTTGAAGACAAAGTTTATGAAATTAAAAATGGAAGTTTGTTAACAGCACAAAATGATTTAAAGGTTGCTCAGGATAATTTGCAAGTAATTAAAGATCAGTTGCAGGCCAGACTTGATGATATTGATGCACAAAAAGATGCTTGGCAGGCAGCAGCAGATGCAACGATTGCTGCATCAGTTCTTGCTGGTAAATACAACGATGTTTTAGAGGCAACTAAAGAAAAATTGGCTTCTATTCTAGAATACTGGAAAAAGATTGCTGCCGCTATGGCATTGGCTATGTTAGGTGCTGGTGTTGTAGCAGGATTTGATACTGACACAGATGATGATGAAGAGGATGATGGTGATACTGACACAGATGGTGATGCAGCAGCCGCAGCAGCAGCCGCCGCAGCAGCGGCAGCACTAGAAGCAGAGGCAGCAGCCGCAGCAGCCGCAGCCGCAGCCGCCGCAGCAGATGCAGCATCTGTAAAATCTGCTATTACTGCTATAAGTACAGCGCAAACAACAAAAGATATCAACAAAGCAGTACAGGTAGCAGTTCTTGTTGGAGAGTCTGCATCAAATATTGCAAATGCAATGATGACTGGATTGGTTGCTCAGGGTGTAGATACAGCAAATGCTGCTTCTACTGCAAGATATACAGGTATGGCTATTCAATATCAACAACAACAGGAACAACAGAAAGCAGCAACTCAAGCAGCAACAAATGCAGCATATGAAACAAGTAACAGATTAAGATCTAAATTTGCAAATGCTGGCGGATTAATGAAAAAATATTATGCCAAAGGAGGGCCAAGTCTTGGTTCTGATATTGTTCCAGCAATGCTTACCCCTGGTGAATTTGTAATGAGTAAATATGCTGTTAAAAACTTTGGTGTTGATAATATGAAGGCTGTAAATGATGGCACATATTCTGGAGAGTCAGTGTATAATTATAGTATCAATGTAAATGTTAAATCTGGTGCAAATCCTGATGAAATTGCAAGATCAGTAATGACACAGATTAAACAAATTGATTCACAAAGAATTAGGGGACAAAGGGTTTAATTATGGCTACCGCTGCATATATGACAGGTCGTAAGCGCTATCAACGCCCAGAGGCAGTTCTTTGGTCTAATAACTCTGGCACACTAACAAGTGGAGTTTATGTTCCAAATGGATTTGAAGTTGGGGCTGTCGTTCCTGGCGGCACAGATGAAGATTTAATTGATCAATTTTTAATCTTATCCGACAATAATCGTGGAGAAATTAACTTTAATCAGCAAAGAATTGAAAAGCGTCAACGTACAATTAATGGCCGTATGCGTTCATATCATATTGCAGATAAACTTAGTATTAGTATGTCTTGGAATATGCTTCCTTCCCGTGCATATTTTGAGGTAGCAGATTTTAATTCCAGCGGTATATCACCATATAAAAATACATCTGGAGAATTTACAACAGATGGCGGTGCTGGCGGGGTAGCAATATTAGACTGGTATCAGTCACATCCTGGACCATTTTGGATGTATCTAGCATATGATAAATATAGTAACTTTAAAACAGGTGGAGAAATTACAGATGCTTCATTTGGACACCTAGCACAATATAATCAAATTATTGAAGTTTATTTTGCAGATTTTAATTATTCTGTCGTAAAACGTGGTGGTAGCACATATGATTTCTGGAATATAAATCTAACCCTTGAAGAGGTCTAAATGTTTATTAATGAAACATTAAAGACTCATCTAGAAACATCAGCAACAATACAACTAAGATCTTTAGTTCTTGCTGAGTGGAATATGAATATGCCAGATAATATATTTTTACTTGGCAATTATCGCTACCGCCCAACAACGGCAGGCTCAGACTTTTTTACTTTGCCAGTTATTTTTGATTCTTTGGATTCTGGCGGGTATTACACAGGTGCCACAGATGCAGATGTAGTAGTAGATGGTGGATTTGATAATAGTGGAACACCCCAACAGTTTACTCTTTTAAAAGAAAAAATGAAAATGCTTTACTCTTTAGAGGATTGTGTAAGGCCATTTAGACCACGTTCTGGTATCAATAAGCCTTTATATTTTTCTGGAACATATTTGCCAAATTCTGGTGCAGATATTGCACAGCGCCCACGTTGGTATATGCCTTCTCGTTATGATCAATTTAGATATTGGACTTCTTATAGAACAGAAGACAATGTTGAATATGGAATTGCAAAAAATATATCAAATGATTTATATTATATTGATGATGCCGTTCCTTTTGTAGTTTATAAAAACCAAGTTCCAGCAAATCGCATTATCGTAAAGATGCAGACTGGAGTTGGCACAGTAGACTTAGGACCTTTTACAACAGCCACAGGAACACAGGCAGATCCATTATTTGGCAATGCAAATAAAAGAACTCCAGCAAGATGGAGAGTCCAGTATCTTAACGGAGATAATTGGGTAGATGCATACACCTTTAGAGAAAATGATACAAGAGCAGATGGATCGGCAATTATTGGACCAAATGGATATGTTGAATTGCAGTATGGATTAATTGTCCCTGATGCTTACAAAGATATATATAGATTTGCAGAAACATTATCGTCAACAACATTACTTCCAGAAGCATCTTTGCTTGGATATGCCTATCTTGTTATTGAAAATGATGGAGACCTAGGAACATTTTATATTTGGGATGGAGATAGTTACGAAACATTTACACCAGAATATGGGTGGATTCTTGGCTCTGAAGTAATTACAAATGAAACATCTTTTGTAACAGATGTGACTTCGCCAGCATCCTTTACAGATCCTGTTGCTGGTGGAACATCTTACAGAGAATTTCAATATATGCGTGGCATTAGAATTGTTGTTGAAGTAATGAATAAATTTGATTCAACATTTGATCTTATTGAGTTCTCACCAAGATTGTTGGTAGATTTATCAGATAAAACAATTCAATATGATATTACAAAAATATTGTCAGATGTTGGAGTTACATCTTTACCAGTAGGGCAATTACTTGCATCAACTGGAACGATGTCTGTTTTTGATGATGATCAGGCATTTAATGAAAACAACTCGTCTAGTATTATTGCTGACTATGTAAGAAAAAATATTAAGTTTTTATTTTATGAAGTAGTTAATAGCGTAGAAGACACAGACGGCTTTTTGTATGATTATTACATTCCCGTTAAAACCATGTACTCTGAGGGACTCCCACAGGCTGATGTAGATGCTGGATCAATTAATATTGAATTAAGAGATTTTTATTTTTTCCTTGAGTCTATGCCAGCACCACGATTATTGCTAACTCAGGCATCTTTAAGTTTTGCAATAACTACATTGTTGGACTATATTGGTTTTACAAACTATACATTTAGAAGAATAGATGGAGAATCTGATCCCGTCATACCATACTTCTTTGTTGCCCCAGATCAAAACGTAGCAGAGGTTTTAAACCAACTTGCAGTAGCAACACAAACAGCAATGTTTTTTGATGAGTATAATAATTTTGTCGTAATGAGTAAAAATTACTTGATGCCAACTGTAGATGAAAGACCAACAGACTTTGTATTACTTGGAAACAATAATCAATCTGATACAGGCGTTATTGAAAATGCGTCTTCTGGAGATTTACCAAACATAGTATCTATTGCTTCTCAAGATAAAAAAGTATATAATGATGGAAAAATTTCTTATACTACAAGATATTTGCAGAGATCTTATGGATCAATTAGACAATCAAGCATGATTGATAGAGAAAAGACTTGGATTTATAAGCCAGCACTTTTATGGGAGGTAGCGGGAACAGAAAGCACTAAGACAATAAATGAGGTTGCTGCAAAACAAGGCAATTATGTTTTGGGTGCTATGCCTATTAATTCTAACTTACCAGCAACCCCACCCGTGGTATCTGGCGGGGTAGTCATAAATAACACAATAGATCTAGGTGAAAGCGTATACTGGTTAACAAGATATCAGGGATATTTCTATGCTAATGGAGAAATTATCAGGTTTGATGCTGCTGAGTTTAATATTACAGGAACTGGAAATGTTTGGATAAGTAGTAATCAGGAGTATCAAAGATATTTTTCTACCCTTCCATTTAATGGAAAAATTTATCCCACAGGATTAGTTCGTATTTATTCTGTTCCTTTTTATGAAACAATTGATGGCATTGAGCGTTTGCAGCCAGGGGCTGTTTACGAACATGGTCGTGGACAGTTTGGCACACCCATAGTTGAACACAATGCTGGAATAAGTAGTTACTGGAGTGACAATGCCTATGTTCGTGGGTGTAACATGCAAGCACAATATATGTTTACTACTGAACTAGATCCAACAGTCCCATCAACTACAACTGGCGCTGCTGGAGTTAGCAATGATTTAGCAAAACAAACAACCAGAAACGGTATTATTAAAAACTTTATGTCAACAACATATTTGACTGAAACTGCAGTCAATGATTTAAAGTCAACTCAGGCAGGCACAATGCAGTCATCGGCTTTAGTTATGAACGGTCCATCTTTTAAAACTACAGAAACACCACTTAATTTTGTTTCTTATGTTTATAAAAATCTAGACGATGCATATAAACTATTTGGAACAAGAATGAGAATTATTGGCAAGATTGAGAATAATGAAAATCGTGCACAAACTCCAATTGGTAGCACATCATACTACCAGGTTACTGGAGCATTACCAAATCAAAACATTAGCATTGGTGGAGGGTCTGGCGGTATAGCGGTATTGCTTAATCCAGAAACAAACAATGGGTATTACTTTGAAATAGTGGCAATGACAGAGGACAATATTGAATCATATATTACGATAGACAATGCTGGAAATCCAAACATATCAATTAACAATGTTGTGTTTTATAAAATTAAAAAAGACTCTTCAAGTAATGATGCAATCCCTGTAAAACTTTGGGGTGGTTTAACTAATATAATTGTAGATGATGGCAGGTTTACTGGTCAGTACAGAATGGCTGGAGAAGAAAATTCAACGGTATATGATTTATCAGTAGAGTATGAAGACATTGGAACTACTCGCAGGTTTTACCTGTATATTAATAATAAATTAATTCAGATAGTTGATGACACAGATCCTCTTCCAATTTATAACAACATGGCACCATTTGTTCGTGGATCTTCTAGAGTAATGTTTGAAAATGTTTATGCCCTTGCAGAAAATTATTCACAAAACACGGTGTTTACTGTTGGAGAAACCTTATCTAGTGCTTTTGGAGATAAGGGCATTGATGCCAATGAGTCATTTCGTAAATATGCAATGAGCGGAATTATTCAGGCTACATATCTCACAGGAATAAGTTCTGAGCAACCACCAAAATATAATATGTACTTTGATGAGTTTGGCACCATTATGCGTGAATGCTCATACTTTGACATAAAATATGATCGTTCATACCCAGCACTTTATGCACAACTATCCCCAACCTTAAACAGAATTAAAGGATATACGGTATCTGGTTTTCAGGCAGATTCTTATGGAGCAGAGTTTTTAATATTTAATGCAACAGACACCGCTCTTAACTTAGACGAAACAACTGGTAATTATCTGAGAATTCAGGGAATAACATTTACGCAGGATACCACCTACGAATTAACAGTAGACGAGTATTTTAGAAAAACAAGCAATCTTTCAAATCCACAATTTCAGGGTAGTGCAATTATTACATCACCTCTTGTAGAAAAAGCAAAGTATGATGAAATAAAACAAAGTAGAATGATATATGGAAAGAATGAGTTTGCAATTGAAAGTCCATATATACAGAGTGAAGATGATGCACAACAGTTAATGGGCTGGATTATTAACAAGGTTATGGTTCCTAAAAAGGCTATAGGGGTAAATATGTTCTCTATTCCAACACTACAACTTGGGGACATAGTTACAATTAACTACAAAGATTCTACAGGTCTTGATCTTGTTGCCCCAACATCAGACAGGTTTGTAATATATAATATTAAGTATGAAAGAGATATAGATGGTCCAAGCATGACGCTATATCTAAGTGAGGTTTAATATGTCAGAAAATACATCAGTATCACCATTGCCAATGACTCCAAACAGCGCTGGACTTAACATTAATGCTTTTGCCGTAAATCCAGTTTTAACTGCACCAATAGATACAATTCTTTTAAATGAAGAAACAACGCCAGTAGAGGTTATGGCAGATCTTCTGTTTGAAAATATTGGAGGGCAAGAGTTAATTAATATTGCTAGAAATGATACGGTAAATGGTCAAACTGTTATTTATCAACCTATTAAAAATCTATCAACAATTCAACAACAATATAACCCTAATAATATTGTTAGTCTTCAATCTACCTCAGATAAATATTTTCAAAACTTTTCTATTAAGTTTGAAACAAAAGTTCCTGACATTGGAAATGGGCCCAATGGGGAGCATGTTTATATAGATACAGATAATGGGGGATTGGTTATTGAGGCAATTAATATTCAAGATGGCGAACAGATTCAAGTAGAAATAACCACAAGTGGTACAATATATGAGGCGGAATTATGATAACAAATACTGGACAGGCTATTATTGGTAAGTACCTTCTTGGGCAGGCACCTGCCTATGCCTCTTATATAGCCGTAGGATGCGGCGCACAGCCCCTAGCAACTGCTGACCCATATGGAGACTACTCCGCAAAAGAGAATCTTGATTTTGAGATGTTTAGGGTTCCAATTTCTTCAAGAGGTTTCGTAAATGATGGCGGTACAGAAAAATTAGTCCTAACAGCAGAACTACCTACAGAAGAAAGATATGAAATAACAGAAATAGGATTATATTCAGCAGGGTCAAACCCATCTGCTGGAGCCTATGATAGCAAGACTGTTTTTGCTTTTACACAGGGAGAAAACTGGCAATATCATGATCAGTCATCTGCATCTGTTATTCCTACAATTACAGAACCATTAGATGATCCTAATGATGATAACATTATTGCTACCGCAGATCCAGTATTTCAGACAAATGCTGATAACTCTATATTTTTTAAATCTCCAAGAACAACAAGATATGAGCGCTGTAGATTTTTAAATAATATGATTTTAGTTGTTGGAGATGATGCAGATCTTACCATTGACCCGTCAACAGGAAGTTCTGGTGGACACTTTTATATTGAGCCAGGATCTAATCATATTCATTTAACTGGTGCTGATGTAGATTTTTCAAAGAATGCTCCAACAGACGAATTAAGACTTGCTTTTTCTATTATAAGTAAAGATGGAGACTCTAGTGCTGTTCCAGATACCGTTCGTATTTTGGTTGAGTTTGCATCAACAGATGCTGAAAATACTGGAGAATATGCTCGCCTTGAAATTGAATTAGACAACGGATCTGGTACTGGCGGAACATACGATTTTGAAGAAAACAGATATTATGTTATTACAGAGCAATTACAAAATCTTTATATGACTACTGGTTTTACTTGGGATGCTGTAACTGTTGTTAAGATTTATACATCTATCCAGAACTCAGATGTTCCAACAGGAGATTACTATATAGCATATGATGCCTTAAGACTAGAAAATGTTTCTACCATTAATCCCCTTTATGGATTAACTGGGTATTCTGTTATTAAAAATACAAATGCAGAAACTGTTATTAAAAACCCAAACACTAGCAACTATATTGAATTTAGATTTACTGTCGGAGTTTCATAATGGCAGATCCAGGTATTAAAAAATACCGTCAAGCATATGCTGACCTTCCGCCAATCAGCAGTGAAACTGAAGGGTATTCACTAAGATATAGAATTATTTCTGAAGATAGAAACAGAGTTTCTCATTGGTCTCCAGTTTATCTTCTTGTACCAGAGTATACCTATGTTCCTGGAACAATTGAATATAATAGCGCAAATCAAGTAGCAAGTTTTACATGGGATCCAGTTATAGTTTTAAAAGATAAAACAACAGTCTCTGATATTACAAATAAACAGTTAACTAGTGATTTGGCAACTCTAACAACTACTGATGCTCATTATATGAATGTAGATGACTGGGTAACTGTAGAGGGTGTAGATGCTACTTTCAACGGTACATACAAAATAAATGCTGTAACTACAAACACCTTTACATATTATAAAGATCATGGAAATATTGGATCTTCGGCAGTAAGTCCTGCGGGAACATATAAAACTAATTCATTAGTTGCAAACGCTACAGGATATGATATTTGGTTACGCTGGGATAGAAATGATGGAGGAGATTGGGTATATAAAGAAAGAATTCAAACAACATCAATATCTTATCCACATGTTTCTTTTTATACTATTAATGGAGTAGTACAGCCACAGGCTCCTAATAGACTTAGCATTGAAATATATTTAACAGGACAACCAGTTGTAAGAGCAGATGGCGCTGCTGGCACACCATTTTTAAAAGTATACAGGATGCTCAACGAAACGATCTAGTGATATAATGGAGATATATGGCTAAAGTACCGCTACCAGAACGAGGACAACCCTTAGATGTTACGTACATCTATCAGTTGGCTGATACTATAAATGATATTTCAACACAGGTTTCATCAGCAACCTATAATTATACGACAGTAGACACTACTAGCGCTGGTAAGCAGAGTATTAAAACATCAGAGGCTAGGATCGTAGGCGGTATTGTAGATGTAGCAAACAACTCTACTGTAAGCGCTGGTAACGAAAAGACATTTGCATACGACTTTCCATCAGACTTTAAGTATGCTCCAATCGCTACTGCAACTGCTTTAAATACTGGTAATACACCAGCAGGTCAAAATGTTACAGTTATTTTAAAATCTGTAACTACATCAAGAGTAGAGGGAATTGTTAGATTCGGTGCCTCTGGAGATTTGTCTCTGGCTGTACATCTAATTGTTATTGGCATTCCTAATTAAGGGGAATAGGTTAAATGATTCATTGCAGAAAATGCAAGGGTAGAATGTTTGTTGACAGACAGTACTCTAGCACTATACACCTAGAGACATACTGCATCTGTTGCGGAAGTAGAAATTTTTATCATCCGCCTTCTGATAGCAGGGAGGGTGTATGGCTTTTAAACCAAGAAAACTTGAGAGCAAAAACTACAATAGTGAGCCTGTAATAAAAGGTAACCAAAATATTTGGTTTTTAAATAACAATCTTGTAAGATTGCATCATAGTTCAAGATCAACTGGAATGGTTACTGTTTACAATATTACCAAAGATAGATTAGAAACTTGTTTAAGATCTGACTTTAGGCGTAATAGAGAAAGAGCCTACACTGTATCAGAAACTGCACGACTTGTCAATAGGCATCGTAAATATTTTCCATCTTTAATTAAACGAGGAGTTATTCCACCGCCAGTAGGTGCACAAGTTGGCGGTACTAGAGGATGGCAAATAAGAGCATACTACTCTGAGTCGCAATTAAAAGAGATACGTGATATACTGGCAAGTATACATATGGGTAGACCAAGAAGAGATAATTTAATAACAAATAGTATAACGCCTACGAATCAAGAGTTGACACGAAGAATGGGCGATGGTATACTTACATATACAAAAACTGAAGATGGCAGGTTTATACCTGTTTGGACAGAGAGCATTAATTAGCCTTTTGAAGGAGGCAGTGGTGGAACAAAGAAATGAAACAAAGGTATCTGCAACACTTGGATACACTCTTAATCTAGGCAACTTTCAATCTTTACGAGTTGACCTTGGAGTAGTTGATACAGTTCGTGATGGCGAAACTACAAACGAGGCAATGAATCGTGTATACGATTTTGTTGAAGCAAAGGTTGTTGAAAAAGTACAGGAAGCAAGAGAAGCAATAACTGAGGAGTAATCGTGGTTGATCGCAAAGACCGTATGGCTTTGCTCAGTCGCTACAATAAACTTCATTTGCAGAGATACGAGCAAAAGTCTAATCTCAATCTTAATGTTGAGCAATGGGCATCAGATGCCTTGATAGAGTCTTATGGACTCAACGCTTGTTATGATTTGCTGGCTTATTATTTTGAGGTATCTCAAAACCCTTCTTGGAACTTTTTTGCATATAATGCACAACAAATTATTAATGGTAGGGATGCAGTAGAAAAAGATTTAATTGAAAGAGCAGAACGTAGGAAGTTGGCGAGGGAGTGGTTAAGTGAGTAATTCAGAAGCAAAGTTAATATCAGCAGTTCTTGAGGATAAGCAAGTTCATGTGTTGCTTCAAGCAAATATAGACTCTCTTCTTCGCACACACAGCGATGTCTGGCACTTTATAAAGCGGTACTCAGAATCAAATGGCACCGTTCCACCAGCATCTCTAATCATTGAAAAGTTTAGAGATTTTACTCCGATTCCAGGGGTAGGCGCAACAAAACATCATCTTGAAGAATTACAAGCAGATTATTTAAATGATAGCCTTAAAGATATTATTCGTAATGCTGCTACTGATGTTCAGGGTGGACAAGGGGTAAAAGCCCTTGAAGAATTAATTACAAAAACATCTGAATTAAAAAAGAATACATCTGCTATTCGTGATATTGATGCAACAGATATTCAGTCTGCTGTTACATATTTTGAAAATGTAAAGAAGCAACAAGAATTAGGTAAGATTGGAATTAAAACAGGCTTGCCAGGATTTGACAATTATCTGCCTTCAGGGATTATGCCAGGTCAATTAGGAATTTTTCTGGCATACCCAGGTATTGGCAAATCTTGGCTTGCTCTTTACTTTGCCGTACAGGCATGGAAACAGGGCAAGACACCAATGATCATAAGTTTGGAAATGTCTGAGACAGAAGTTCGTAATCGTGTTTATGCAATTATGGGCGAGGGTCTTTGGTCACACCGCAAGATTTCAAATGGAGACATTGAAATTGATATGCTTAAGAAGTGGCATGACAGCAAGATTGCTGGTAAGCCACCTTTTCATATTATTTCAAATGATAGCGGTGGAGAAATTAATCCATCTGTTATTCGTGGAAAGATTGATCAATATAAACCAGACTTTATTATTGTAGATTATTTACAACTTATGGCACCAAACCAAAAGTCTGATAATGAAACGGTAAGAATGAAAAACCTTTCACGTGAACTTAAACTAATGTCTATTAGTGAAGAGATTCCTATTATTGCTATATCATCTGCTACACCTGATGATGTTACTAATATGAGTACCGTTCCAACTTTGGGTCAAACCGCTTGGTCAAGACAGATTGCATACGATGCTGACTGGGTATTGGCACTTGGTAGAGCGTCCAACAGTGATATAATTGAATGTGCATTCAGAAAAAACCGTAATGGATTTATGGGAGACTTTTTAGTACAAGCAGATTTTGATAAAGGTTATTACAGATACAAGGATTATGAAGACAAAAAGTAGAGACATTTACACGGCGCAGCAAATAAACAGGGTACTAACTGGCGCAGGAATAGATATAGAAGCAGAGTATGGTACTGATTATATAATCTTTTGCCCTTATCATAATAACAACAGAACGCCTGCTGGAGAAGTTTCGAAAGAGTCTGGCTTGTTCTTTTGCTTTGGGTGTCAAACCACAAGAACTCTTCCAGAGTTCGTAATGCATACTACTGGTAGATCTTATTTTGAATCTGTTAGATATATAAAGAGTAAAGAAATAGAAACAAATCTTGAAGATGTTGTTAATAAGGCTTTGTATGCTGCTCCTGATTTTGTTCAGTATGATGAGTTATTAATTAAAAGATTAAACAAGCAGGCTATGGAGAGTCCTAGATCTGTGTCTTATTTTGAAGGTCGCAGAATTAATAAAGACTCTATGATTAAGTTTGATTTAGGCTACTCTGAAAAACAAGACTCTGTAATAGTTCCCATGCATTCTCCAGACGGTGTGTGTATTGGATTTGTTGCAAGAACAATAGAGGGTAAAGAATTTAAAAATACACCAGGATTACCTAAAAGCAAAATATTATTTAATTTACACAGAGTAAAGACATCAAAGTTTGCGTATGTAGTTGAATCATCCTTTGATGCAATTAGATTAGACCAAGTAGGTTTCCCTGCAGTTGCTACGCTGGGGGCTAACGTTTCATCAAGCCAGATGAAACTATTAGAAAAGTATTTCACTAATGTGGTACTAGTAGCAGATAATGATGAAGCAGGCTCAATTATGGCTGACCGTCTAATTGAGAAATTGGGGTCAAAAATAACAATAATCAAACTAGAAAAACAATACAAAGATATTGGCGATATGGATGATGATGCTATTAAAAAACTTGAATACCAATTTGACAATTCTATCATTGCTATGTTACAATAAATAAACAACTTATATAAGGAGAAAACTATGACTATTGTAAAGGGACTAAAGAACATTAATGCCCTAGTCGACAAACCAAAATACGAAGGAACTGGAACAAAAGTTCGCTGGCTAAAACTAGCAGATGGACAAGCAGTTAAACTAAGATTCATTGAAGAACTTGATGATGAGTCCGCAAACTATAGTGCTGATCGTGGTCTAGCACTTGTTGTAAAAGAACATACAAACCCAAAAGACTACAAGCGTCGTGCTCTAGACACAATGGAAACAGAAGGTCGTGACTGGGCAGAAGAAATGCATCGTAAAGATCCAAAGGCTGGCTGGAGAGGTCGCCTTCGCTTCTATTGCAATGTCCTTGTTGATGATGGCATTGAAGAGCCATATGTTGCGATTTGGGCTATGGGAATAAGCAAGCAATCTGCATTTAATACAATTCGTGAGTATGCACTTGAAACAGGTAGCATCTCTAATCTTTCATGGAAGTTAAAGCGTAACGGACAGGGAACTGAAACAAGTTACACATTAATTCCAGGTAGTCCAGATAAAGAACCATTTGACTGGTCTAAGGCAACGCCATTTCCATTGGAAAAGGCTTTAAATAAAATTCCTTATGCTGAGCAAGAGGCGTTCTATCTTGGATTTGATACTCCAGGCAATTCGGCAACGAATATTGACTGGTAATAAATGAATTACGTACCTTTACATCTTCATACTCATTACTCGCTCTTTGACGGAATAGGTACTCCAGAAGAGTACACTAACCGTGCAGTAAGTTTGAGTATGCCAGCAATTGCGATTACAGATCACGGAACTCTTTCTGGTCATCGTGAGTTTTATCGTACTGCAAAAGAAAAGGGTATTAAACCAATCCTTGGTCTAGAAGGATATATGTGTGCAGATATCTCTGATACGAGAGATAAATCTGAAAGAGAAGGTCAACAAGATCTTGTTTATAATCATATTATCCTTCTAGCCAAGAATCAAAAAGGATTAGAGAATCTAAATAAAATTAGTGAGTTGGCTTGGACAGAAGGATTTTTTAAGAAGCCTAGATTTGATTTTAAGATACTAGAAAAATATAAAGAAGGAATTATTGTTTCTTCTGCCTGCCCAAGCAGTGTTCTAGTTAAAGCACTTGAGGAAGAAGAGTTTGCTATAGCCAAAAAGTATATCTCTTGGTTTAAAGATACTTTTGGTGGAGACTATTATATAGAAGTAATGCCACACAATAAGCCAGAAATAAATAAATATCTTATAGATTTGGCAGATGAGTTTAGCGTAAAGGTTATTGTAACTCCAGACTGCCATCACGTTGATGAGTCTCAAAGAGAAGTACAAGAATTTAAATTATTAATGAATACCCATGCTAAGGTTGCTAAAGATATTTCTTATGATAAAGCAAAGAAGAGTCCATCTATGATGGAAAGGCTTGATGCTCTTTATGGCAAAGACAGGGAAATGACTTTTAAAGATTTTAAAATTCATCTTCTATCTTATGAAGAAATTAAGTTAGCCATGGAAGCGCAAGGTATTGATAGAGCAGACATATACTCAAACACACTATTGTTGGCAGAGTCTGTTTCTGATTATAATATTAAAGACGGTTTAGATTTGCTACCAGCACAATATAAAAATCCTGATGAAGAGTTAGCAAACCTAGCATTTGCAGGACTTGAAGAGTACAGGCTTACTGATAACTGGCTTGGCAATGACATGTATGAGCAAAGGCTTATGGAAGAGTTAGAAATTATTCGTGATAAAAAGTTTGCTTCATATTTTCTAGTAGTTCAAAATATGATTGACTGGGCTAAAAAAGAAGGAATTCTGGTTGGTCCAGGTAGAGGTTCTTCTGCTGGTTCTTTAGTCTGTTACCTTCTTGGCATAACAGAGATTGATCCAATAGAGCATGGATTGTTGTTCTTCCGATTTATTAATCCTGAACGTAATGACTTTCCTGATATTGATACAGATATTCAAGACTCTCGTCGTGAAGATGTAAAAGATTATCTAGTTAGACAATATCGTCATGTGGCATCTATTGCAACCTTCTTATCGTTTAAGGATAAGGGTGTTGTTCGTGATGTTGCTAGGGTACTTAACATACCGCTAACAGATGTAAATAAAGTTCTAAAAACTATTGATACATGGGATGAGTATTGCACATCAAAAACAACTGTATGGTTTAGAGAAAAATATCCAGAAGTTGAAGTCTATGGAGAACAGTTGCGTGGAAGAATTAGGGGAACTGGAATTCACGCTGCTGGTGTGGTTACTAGCAAAGAGCCAATATTCAGACATGCTCCACTAGAAACAAGGTCATCAACTGGTTCTGATGAGCGCATCCCAGTTGTTGGAATTGATATGCAAGAGGCTGAAAAGATTGGCTTAATTAAAATTGATGCGCTTGGACTAAAGACACTAAGCGTAATGAAAGACTGTATTGATATTATAAAAGAGCGAGAAGGAACCAAGATAGATGTTTTGTCTATAGATATGAATGATAAAAATGTTTATGACATGTTATCTGATGGATATACAAAAGGTGTGTTTCAGTGTGAAGCAGCGCCGTATACAAATCTACTTGTTAAGATGCGTGTAAAGAATCTGGCAGAACTTGCTGCTTCTAATGCGCTTGTTCGTCCAGGGGCTATGAATACTATTGGTAAAGATTATATTATGCGTAAGCACGGTATACAAAACATTAATTATCTTCATCAGATTATGAAACCTTTTACAGAAGAAACCTATGGTTGTATTTTATATCAGGAGCAAGTTATGCAGGCCTGCGTTGAACTTGGCGGTATGACAATGGCAGAGGCAGACAAGGTTCGTAAGATTATTGGTAAGAAAAAGGATGCGAGGGAGTTTGATGAGTTTAAAGACAAATTTATTAAAGGGGCTTCTAGGTATGTTGCTCCTAATGATGCCTTGGATCTTTGGCACGATTTTGAAGCACATGCGGGATATTCGTTTAACAAATCACATGCCGTTGCTTACTCTACTCTCTCGTATTGGACGGCGTGGCTCAAATACTACTACCCAATAGAGTTTATGTTTGCATTGTTGAAGAATGAAAAAGATAAAGATGCAAGAACTGAATATCTTATTGAAGCAAAAAGAATGGGCATTAGTATTAAGTTGCCCCATATTAATGACTCAGACATTGATTTTAAGATTGAGGGTAAAGGTATTAGATTTGGACTTAGTGCTATCAAGTTTATCTCTGATAAAATTGCAGAAAGATATATATCAGCACGACCATTTAGTTCATATCAAGATGTTGAACAGTTTACATTTACAAAAGGTAATGGAGTAAATTCTCGTGCACTTCAAGCAATGAATTCTATAGGTGCTCTGACTTTTACAGATAACCCAGCAGATCCAGAAAAGGTTAAGGAAAATCTATACGAATATCTTAATCTTCCAGAGTTTAACATGCCAGTGCCACAACATTATTATGCTTATATAAATGATATTGAAGAGTATGAAGAAAAGGGCGCATTCGTTTTAATGGGTATGGTAAAATCAATTAAGAGATCAAAAGGTTGGTCAAGGATAGAGTTTTTAGATAAGACAGGGAGTGTGGGAATCTTTGATGAAGAAAACACGTCTATTGAGGCTGGTCGCACTTATATTATTCTTGCAAATGACAATAGGGTTGTATCTTCAATACCTGCTGATGAAATAAAGGATTCTAAAGATCCATTGATTAAGTTTTTAAATTATAAGATGCTTCCTTACAAGGATGATGAGATGTTTGTTGTTTCTTTTAAGCCAAGAACTACGAAGACTGGCAAGAAGATGGCATCCTTAACGCTGGCTGATGCTGCCAGAGAACTACACGCAGTTACAGTATTTCCAACGGCATTTCCAAAAGCATATATGAATGTTGAAGCAGGTAGTGTATATAGATTTGAGTTTGGCAAAACAAAAGACGGCACAGTAATAATGGAGGATGTAAAAAATGTTTGATGAGTTAGCAGAACAAATACATAAAAATGCAGTAGAAAAAGGTTTCTGGGATAAAACCGTAGACCCTATCTTTGTAGCAAAACAAATGATGATGATTGTCTCTGAGGTGTCAGAGGCTATGGAAGCACTTCGTAAAGACATGGATCCAGATCAAATATCAGATGAGTTTGCAGATATTATTATTCGCACCCTTGATCTTTATGCTGGTATTGCAGAAGCAGGGTATGTAAAGAAATCTCTTGACTATGCTATCAAAGAAAAGATGGAAAGAAATACACATAGACCAAAGAAGCATGGGGTAAGATTCTAATGACACTGACAATAGAAGAAGTTCTGTCACAGTTAAATCCTAAACTAAGAAAAAGTATTCTTGTTGGAGATGAAATACCAAAGACAGAATATGCTGCTACTCCTAGTTATGGTTTGAATAGAGCATTAAATGGTGGTTTGCCATATGGCAGACAGGTTTTAATCTGGGGTAGCAAGTCTAGTGCAAAGTCTTCTCTATGCTTACAAATGATTGGCATGGCACAAAAAGAAGGTAAGGTCTGTGCTTGGATTGATGCAGAAATGTCATATGACAAAGTTTGGGCAGAAAAATTAGGAGTAGATACCTCTAAGTTAATAGTTTCACAAGCAAGAACTATTAATGAGATGGTTGATGTTGGAGTAAGTTTGATGGATGCAGGAGTTGATCTTATTGTTGTTGACTCAGTTACATCTCTACTGCCAGCAATATATTTTGAAAAAGATTCTACTGAATTGAAGCAGTTAGAAAATACAAAGCAAATTGGTGCAGAGTCTAGAGACTTTAGCAATGCTTGGAAAATGATTAACTATGCAAACAACAAGGTAAAGCCAACATTGTTTGTTTTGATTAGTCAATCTCGTAATAATATTAATGCAATGTATACAAGCCAACAGCCAACTGGCGGTCAGGCTACAAAATTTTATTCGTCTACAATCATTAAATTGTTTTCGTCTGAATCAGATAATCAAGCCATAAAAGGAAAAATACATGTTGGAGATAAGATCATTGAAGAAAAAATTGGTCGCAAGGTTAGATGGGATTTACAGTTTTCTAAAACTTCACCCTCTTTTCAAAGCGGAGAGTATGATTTCTATTTTAGGGGTGACAGCCTTGGCATTGATTTTATTGGTGACCTTGTTGACACTGCTGAATTGGCTGGACACATAAACAGAACTGGGGCCTGGTATCAACTAGATGATGGCACAAAGGTTCAAGGTCGTGATGGACTTATCGCTAGAGTTAGAGAAGACTTAGATTTACAGGAAGCATTAAAGGCCAAACTAAATAATGTCTGATGTTAAATTTAAGGTTTTTGAAGGAAAGTTTCCTTGTCATACCTGTAAAGAAGAAGTTACATCTTTAAGGCTTTGGCTTGAGACTACAGATCTTACATGGATGTGTAGTAAGAAACATGTATCTAGGGCAGCACTAATTAAAACAAAGAAGGATTATGAGCGAGAAGAACGAGAGTAAAAGAATAGGTGCCAAACAGCACAAAAATTCTGGTCGCAATAACCAGAAGGGTGATGCAACCTGGAGAAATTTTGTTATTGATTTTAAAGAAACATCTAAGTCTTTTACTCTAAATCAAGATGTTTGGGCAAAGGCTGTTACTGATTCAATAAAAGCGGGTACTGATAAATCTCCAGCCATAGTAGTTATATTAGGAGAGGGTAATAAAAAGACTAGGCTTGCAGTTATAGAATTTGAACTACTAGATCAATTAACATGGGAGGCTAAAAATGAAGGAATCTGAAAGTGGACAAACAACACTACAAATGATTAATGGGTTATCTGAGATAGCCACTTATATGGAAGATGAAGAATTAACTACCGCTTTAACAATGATTGCTAAGTTAATTATAAAGCCAGACATTCCACCACAGGTGGCAAGTCTTGAAATTGTTAGGCTTCAGGCTATTGCAGCAAAGATGGCATTTAGGGCTACTTGGATGACAAATGTTGACAAGACAGACAGAGGCAAGAAAAACATTTATTACACTGCAGCAGAGTCAATCAACGACTTGGTTTCAGCGCTCAAATACATAATGCGTTAACTGATATAATAGATAAAAAGGATGATATGACTAAAAACTTGCTGAAAAATATAATGATAAGGCCTGAAGATAGACCGCAGATTATTGACACAAAGGCCTTGATAGAAAAGATTAATTCTGGATACGTTGCAAAGCGTGGTCCGAAACATACTCAAAAGAAAACTTTTGCTCCATCTACTTTGGTTTGGGGTCATGGAGAATGTCCAAGATATTGGTATTTTGCTTTTGAGGGGAACATATTTGAAGATAATAACACGCCATATGGTGTAGCAAATATGACCAGTGGAACACTTTCTCATGACAGAATTCAACAGGCAATGATGGATTCTGGGGTAGCAAAAAAGTTTATTGATGAAAAGGTTCTTGAAGAAACTGGAAAAGAAGTAGAGACTACAGAGTTTAAAGTTACTCACTCTGATCCACCAATCTTTGGATGGGGAGACGCTATTCTTAATTGGGAAGAGGAAGAAATTATTGCTGAAATCAAGACAATGCAACATGATGCCTTTGAACATTTTAGAGTAAAAGGTGAGCCAAAAACTGGACACCTTATGCAGTTATTGATATATATGAAAATATTAAAAAGGGCTAAGGGTGTTCTGATTTATGAAAACAAGAACAATCATGAACTTGTTGTATTTCCTATAGAGGTAACAGATCTTTATAGACAATGGATTGAAAATACATTTGAGTGGATGCGTGTTGTTCGTCAAGCGTGGAAAGATAAGACTTTACCACAAAAAAATTACAGGTCTAACTCTAAGATATGTAAGGGTTGTCCAGTAAAGGCTATTTGCGCTACTGCAGAGCCAGGAGTTATTAAAATAAAATCTATGGAGGGGCTGAGTGAAACTGTGTGAAAGATGCGATAAGCGCTTTCAGCCAAAGGTAACTTATCAAATATATTGTAGTACAGAGTGCAGAGACTCTGCTACAAAAGATAAGATTGCCGAAAGGTACAATGTTTCTCGCAGGCAAAAAAGAATAGGCAAGATTCGTAGATGTCTTGGTGGTTGTGGAGTACAACTATCAATATACAACGACTCTGGATTCTGTTCTAATTGCAACGTAAGCCAAAAGGCAGTAGAAAAAATGATAAAAGAACTTAAAGGAATAATTGATTATGAGCAAGACTAGTCAACCAGCAAATATTTGTGCTATTGATGCCAGTACTAATAGTCTTGCCTTTGCATTTTATACAAACAAAACCATAACTGGATTTGGAAAAATAAACTTTGAAGGTGCAAACATATATCAAAAAGTAATAGATGCTACTGCTAAGACTAAGGCATTGTTTGATCATTATAATATGATTAATGCTATTGTTATTGAGCATACCGTTTTTATGAATTCTCCTAAAACTCAGGCAGACCTTGCATTAGTTCAAGGTGGGATAATAGGTGGGGCAGGAATTTCTGGTATAAAAAAAATAGCAAGTGTTTCTCCAGTAGAATGGCAAAATTTTTTAGGAAATAAAAGACTTACAAAAGAAGAGCAATTACAATTAAGATCTCTTAATCCTGGCAAATCATTGTCATGGTATAAATCATATGAGCGTGATTTTAGAAAACGTAGAACAATTAAACTACTAGAAATAGCATATGATAAAAAAATAGAGGATTATGATGTGGCAGATGCCGCTGGAATAGGACATTGGGCCTGCAATACCCATAAAGAAATATTTTAATGTTACCAAGACTATATATATGGTATAATGGTGCCATGAGAATAAAACTTGAAGATCCACCAATAGGCAAGGTATTTGGAGATCTTACAGTACATAAGGTATATTCTATAAAAGATACTTACGGCTATATTATTAGGGTTGTAGATCTTATTTGTAAATGTGGCTCTATTGTAAAGAAAAAAAGGCTTGGTCATTTATATGGTACCCCTAAAAAATCTGGAATTAAAAGTTGTAATGAATGCGGTTTTATTAATCGTGGCAAAAGTAATAGAATCTATACAGATAGTCAAGCAAAAAATGCTGTTTACGGTAGGTATAAAAGTAGCGCAAAACAAAGAAACATAGAATGGGATATTTCCAAAGAAGATTTTTTTTTAAAAATATCTTTACCATGTGTTTATTGTGATAACAAAGAAACATCTTTTTTTACTGCTCCAAAATCTTCTCCATGGTCAAAATCTTTTAAATTTACTGGGTTAGATAGAGTTGATAATGCTTTGGGATATACTATAAAAAATGTTCAGCCATGTTGTAAGTGGTGTAATTATGCAAAAAGCGATAGAGATGAAAAAGATTTTGAAAACTGGATATTGCGTGTAGCAAATAAAATTAATAGTACAAGGATTGACAGGGAGTAATCATGGGTGCTAGAATGTATCAAAATGAATTATGGCTTAAGAAGAGGTATCACATGGACAAAAAAAGTCCAGAAGAGATAGCAAAAGAATGCGGTGTAAGCATAGAAACAATCTATGTTTACCTTGCAAAATTTAAACTAAGGAATTCAAGACGATGAATAATAAGTTTAATATTACAGTAGACCAGGTAAATCATCCTGCACACTATACAACAGATCCATCTGGTGTTGAGTGTATTCAGATAACTAGGCATAGAAACTTTAACATTGGAAATGCAATAAAATATCTTTGGAGAGCAGGAATTAAAGATGAAGCCAAACACATTGAAGATTTAAAGAAAGCAATATTTTATATTCAGGATGAAATCAATAGACTAGAGGGAAAATATGTCAGACACTGAAATTGAATTAGTTAAACATCTTGATGAAGTGAATAAGGTTGTTGAAGAATATCTAAAGGGTCATGATCCGACTAAGATATCTAAAGATCTTGCTATTCCAAGAACTCGTGTAGTAGCACATCTAAATGAGTGGAAAACTATGGCGTCTGCAAACGATGCTATTCGTGCTCGTGCAAAAGATGCACTGGTCGCAGCAGATGCACATTACACAAGACTAATACAGCAGGCCTATGAAGTTATTGATGATGCAACAACTACAGCAAACCTGACTGCTAAAACTGGTGCAATTAAACTTGTAATGGATATTGAGGCAAGAAGAATTGATATGCTACAGAAGGCTGGTTTGCTAGAAAATAAAGAATTAGCAGAAGAGATAGTTGAAATTGAAAAGAGACAAGAAGTTCTTGTTGGCATTCTTCGTGATATCGCTTCTGAGCATCCAGAGGTTCGTGACTTAATAATGCAAAGATTATCTGCAATTGCCAAAAATGGGGAAGTGATTACAGTTGTCCACCAAGTTCAATGATTTCTTTGAAGCCCTTCAAGATAATCAATTTGATGAAAATCCTGTAGACGCAAAGACCTTTGTTGAGTCTCCAGACTTTCTAAATCAACCGCCATTGTCTGCCATTCAATATGATATTGTTGAAGCAATGAGCCAGATCTATCGTAAAGAAGATTTGCAAATGTTGATGGGGCATGAAGAGGGCGACAAACATTTTGCTAAATATACTAAGAATGAGATTATTTTACAACTAGGAAAGGGTAGTGGAAAAGACTTTGTATCTACTGTTGCTTGTGCCTATGTTGTTTATAAACTTCTTTGCCTTAAAGATCCTGCGAGGTATTATGGAAAACCAAGTGATGATGCCATAGATATTATCAACGTTGCTATTAATGCTGAGCAGGCTAAAAATGTTTTCTTCAAAGGTTTTAAAACTAAGATTGAGAAGTCTCCATGGTTTGCTGGAAAGTATGATCCAAAGGTAAACTCTATTGGTTTTGATAAATCTATTACCGTTTACTCAGGTCACTCTGAGCGTGAATCACACGAGGGTCTTAACTTATTTATGGCGGTACTTGATGAAATTTCTGGCTTCGTTACAGAAGTAGGAACAGGAAATGATCAGGGTAAGACTGCTGACAATATATATAAAGCATTTAGAGGTACAGTAGACTCTCGTTTTCCAGATCTTGGCAAAGTAGTTCTTCTTTCATTTCCTCGCTACAACGGCGACTTCATTTCAAAACGGTATGAAGATGTAATCATGGAAAAAGATGTAATAGAGCGTAGATATAAGTTTGTTATTAATGAAGAACTACCAGAAGGACCAGATAATGAATTTGAAATAGTATGGGAAGAAGACCATATTAAATCATATAAATACCCCAGAATGTTTGCACTTAAAAGACCTACATGGGAAGTAAATCCTACTAGAAAGATTGATGATTTTAAGATTGCATTTTTAACTGATATAGGTGATGCAATGATGAGATTTTTATGTACCCCAACATATTCATCAGATGCTTTCTTTAAGCAAAAAGATAAATTAGAAAAATGTATGACATTAAGAAATCCTATAGATAATCACAGAAGGTTTGATGCTGGTTTTAAACCAGATCCAGAAAAAATATATTATATCCATGCTGACCTTGCACAAAGACATGATAAGTGTGCTGTTGCTATCGCACACGTTGAACGCTGGGTAAACATTCAAGTAATTAAAGATTACGAGCAGGTAGCGCCAATTGTTATCGTAGATGCCGTTGCTTGGTGGGAACCAAAGGTAGAGGGTCCTGTAGATTTATCTGAGGTTAAAAAGTGGATACAGAATTTACGTAGAGAAGGTTTTAACATTGGCATGGTCACCTTTGACCGCTGGCAGTCCTTTGATATTCAGCAGGAATTAAAAGCGGTAGGCATAAAAACAGACACTGTTTCTGTTGCCAAAAAACACTATGAAGACCTAGCCATGATGATATATGAAGAGAGAATTGCAATGCCCATGATTCCCTTATTGCTTGAGGAGATGAGTGAACTTAAAATTATGAAAAATAATAGAGTTGATCATCCACGCAAGAAATCTAAGGACTTGGCAGATGCCGTTTGTGGGGCGGTATTTGGAGCAATATCCCATACAAGTAAGGACTCTAATCTAGAAATTGAGGTTCATACTTGGAGTTCTGCCAGCCGACTTGCGGATAAGCAGAGGGCTATGGTAGAATTGGATAACAAGGAGATTCCTGAAGATATTCAGGAGTTTCTAAATGAATATAAACTAATTTAAATAAACAAGGAGAAAAATGAATTCATTTAAGAAAATTGCTCTGGGTCTGGTTGCAGCCATGACTTTGGGCACAATTGTTGCAACACCTGCAAGTGCCAACACAGTATCTCTAGCGGTAACAACTGCTAATTCTGGTTCTGGTACTGCTGCAGCGCCTTATGTAATTAAGGTTCCGTTTGACAATGTTGTTTCTGATACTTCAACTGTTGGTTCCGAAGAGGCCCTAACTGTTGTTGCTACAGTGGTTGCTGGAACACCAGTAACATTTACTACAACTGGAAATGCTAAAATTGTAAGCGCTCTTGGCGCTACAGTAACATCAGCATCTGGAGTTACAAGTCTTACAGTAACACCAGCAAGCACAACTGCTACAGTTTATGTATTTACAACTAGCACATCTGCATCTGCTCTTACTGCATCCGTAACTGGAGCAGCAACAACCGTATATCTTAAGGGAGCCGTAGGTCCTGCCTACAATCTTAAGATGACAGTTCCTGCCAATGGTGGAATTGCATCAAAGATAACTGCTACTTTTGAAGTATCAGATATTTTTGGAAACGCAAAGAGTGGAGAAACAATTACCGTTACAGCACTTGGTGGAGTAACTGCTGGTTCAGTTACCGCAGATGCTCTTGTAGCAGGTAAGTCCTCTGCTGATTTGACACTTCCTGCAACTGCTGGAACTGTTGCTGTTGGTGCTTCTATTACAGCGCCTACTGCCGTTCCAACTCTTGCAACTGCAGTCACATCACAGACTGCTATCGTAACAGTTTCTGATCTTGCTGGTGCTCTTGCTCTTGCTAACGCTGCACTCGCTGCTGAGAAGGCTGCTTCTGCTGCTGCACTCGCTGCTGAGAAGGCTGCTGCTGCAAAGGCTCTTGCTGATGCAAAGGCTGCATCTGATGCAGAAATCCTTGCACTTAAGGCAGAAGTTGTAACTCTAAAGGCTGATGCTGTAACCGCTAAGGTTGCTTCAGATAAGGCTATTTCAGATGCCAAGGCTGCTGCCAAGGTAGAACTAGATGCTGTTAAGGCTGAGAATGCTGCTGCAATTGCTGCAATGAAGAAGGCATTTAATGATCTTGCTAAGAAGTGGAATAAGAAAAACCCTTCAGCAAAGGTTACACTTGTTAAGTAATTAACAAATTAAGGAATAGGGCGCAGAGAAATCTGCGCCTTTTTCTTTATAATGGTATAATATGATTAACTAACTAGTTAATTAGGAGTGCCTTAAATAAACAAAAAAATCCTACGCATAATCACAGTGGTGGGAATTTTATTTGCAAGTCTTTTTGGTTTTCCAGAAAATGCACACGCAACTTGTGTCAACTATATTCAATCACAAACCATAGCAGCAGCATATGAAGGCGATGCTGAACCTATAGTGCATCATATGGATACTTGCTCAGGTGACGACACATCTTATCAAATACCAATTGCAACCACCGTTACTTTTGACGGGGTACAGTATGAAAACATTTATGCAACAACAAACTCTATAATTACATTTGGACAACCAGATAATACATACTGGGCTTATCCAAATACACCATCTATCTCTTTATATTCAATGGACTGGTTTCCAGGAGTAAGCAATACAACTGGTTTAGATATATATTATTCAGAAGGCGGGTTTCAATTAAATCTTAATATGGTTCCATTTGGAAATTACGGAGCAGAGCCAAGCACAGTTAATATATTAGTAGCAATTACAAATACTGGTGGCTTGGCAGTTTCGTATAGTTATCA